TACCATAATACTTTGTACCATCAAAGTATAAACTAAGTATATCTACTGCCCCGGCTGTTGTAGTGAAAGCTGGTGGGGAAGCCTCGGGCCATTTAATTGTGGGCAATGTCAATCCCCAACCTCCTGTAGCGTCCTGTACTATTTTCAAGGATACATTACATGGTTTAGTTGGATTTGCAAAGGTCAATGTAGTTGCTTCTGTTAATGTTATAGTTTGTTTGTTGCTCATAGTCCAATCAATATTAGCTACCCCTGCTGAAGAACTGTTCGCTCTTTCAGTGAAGCCTATTGAATTTTCTCCTGCGTTTAATTCTCCACCTAGTTCTGGGGTTGTGTCTTCTATGATATTCGCTAACTTTCCGTCTGTGTATAATTTAGTTGACGGATGATAATCAGCTGTCGGTGTGAAAGCCGTTGTGTTATCTTTCAACAATATCTTAGTTACATCAGGGTGAATACCTGAGTTAACTATGTGTGAATCGAACGGAGATAGTTTATTATCTATCTCTGTCTCAGTGTAATACCTGCCGTCGTGATCTGCTGAAGTTTTATGATCTATCAATGCTTGATTCATAGATGTGTAATCAAAAGTAGCATTTTCTGATAAAGCATCTATTTTACTCTTGTCTTCTGCTGCCATAAATCCGTCTGTCGTTGGTGTAGCTAAGACTGTCTTTTGTAAATAGTTGTTAACTAAGAAAGCTTGGTCCGCCTTGTCCCCTAAGAAACCATCTATCTCGGCTTCGGTGTAATATCTTGAGTCGTGATCTGCTGAAGCTTTGTGAGTTTCAAGATTATCAAAGTTTCCTTTAACCGTTTCTGTAGTTCTGCCTGTTCCAGCTAAGTCATCTAAAGCTGTTTGGTTTGCTTTATTCTCTATCATGGTTGTAAGATTTGTGTCTGCTGCTTCATAGTCTGCTATAACTGCATTGATTGCTGCAACCCTTTCAGAATCTGTTGAATACATATCATTAAGGTTGTCAATCTGGGCCTGTAGGTTAGCCAAATTTTCAGTAGTCCAACCTGCACCTTTTAAGGTATTTATAATACTATCCATCTCAGCTTCAGTGTAATATCTCGAATCATGATCATTAGAATTTTTATGTGTGGTTAAAGCTGCAGCATTACCTTTAACTGTTTCATCAGTATAACCTATACCTTTTAAGTTTGTCATTTTAGTTTCAATATCTGTTTCGTTGGTATCAACCTTTGCATCTAAAGTTGCCAGGTCTTCAGCGTTGCCTTTCACAGTTTCGTTCACGTAACCTGTTCCCTTTAAAGCAACAACCTTAGCTTCTATATCATCTTCATTATCACTAACTAAAGTAGATAAGTTGGATATTAAAGTTCCCTGGGAATCATGGAGATTGAACAAGTTAGCTATATCTGTGTCATTTGAAGCTATCTGATTTTCTACATTAACAAAGTCTGTACCAACGATTGTATTTATTGCATTAGAGTTGTGGTCCCCCTGAGAGATTAATAAATTAAATAACTCATTCCATCTTTCGTGGGTAACCTGCTCTTTAGTTGTCTTTGATTCTGTTTGATTTATAAGTTGGGGTATAAAACTTGTCGCCATACACTACCTCCTATCTTGCACTTTGAGTACGGAATACCCACCCGTAACTAATTAATTCATAATCTTTTTCATTAAGGGAAACTAATCTCATTCTTGGGTATCTACCCTTACCTGATATTTTAAACCTTGCTTTAACCTTATCAAGTTCAGGAAAATAAGATGAGTCTAATTCCCATATATCTAAGAGCGTTTCTCCACCAACTTCGAAAGTTGTGTTGTAACTACGCACATAAGTTATAGTCCCATAGTTTGGTGAAGCTGGGTCATCATCATGTTGTACTTCGTAAGACGCGTAAGTCTGTCTAGTTCTTCCGTCTATTAAAAACTCAGAGTTAAATTCTAAAGGCTCACCCTGCCTATTGTTTATTTGAAATTGAATTTCCCTGTACCTTTTTAAATAATAGGCGTTGTGGTTCCTTGCTCCTGAATCTATCATTTGATAATTTTTTATAGTTCTTTCAGCGTTGTTTAAAGTGAAGTTGTCTGAAAAATTATCTGATGTCTGTTGTAGTACTTGTAGGTAAGTATTCCCAGAACTATAGTAACTATTAAATAGTAAGGCTGTGTTAGTCTTAGCTGTGCTTAAAGGCAAAGTTGTTTTGTTTGTTTCGTAAACTTCAGTTACCCAAGCGCCTACAGCTAAGTCAAAGGAAAGTACAAAGTCTATTATTATAGGATCTTGGTCTTTAGGGTAAGCCTTACACTTGTAAATAATCCTAAACACATCGTTGTCTACATAGTTAGTATAGTCTAAAAGCTCTGTATCTGCTGTTAAAACTAAGTTATATGTATCATCAAGCACATCTTTTTCGATTACTTCTTTTAAATTGTTTAAAAGATCCTTTATAGGTGTATCTAATTCTTTTATCTGAAGGTCATCTATCCTATCAGTCATCATATTAGGTTGTATTAAATAATACCTGTCTGCGTTTTTAAAATATATTAAAGTTTTATAAGCCTGGATAGTGGTCTTGTCAAACCCACCAATACTTAAATTCTGTTGGATCGTAGCAGTAGTCATATTAATCGGGAGAGGCCCTCCTGAAATTTGCTCGTCCAACTCTATTGAGTAGTGTGGGAAAGGAAAATACCCGAAGTTGTGGTACTCACTGAAGAATAAAGTATTCTCAGCTCCTGCAACCCCGTAAAGCCCCAGCATTTCGTTGTACCCAAACATTCCTTTAGCTGTATGAAGGTCGTAGTTTTGATTAGCTATATTCCTTAAGTAAGCATCGTTCATCTCATACTTAGGATATAGAATCATTTCCTCTGTCGCAGGGTCGATACCTGTGCCTGACTCGACTCCCATAGAAACCCTTAACATAAAAACATCATCTTTAGGGGTTATGTCTCTGTGTATGTCGTCGCCACCTGTGTAGCTTGAGGAGTCTACATACTCTTGCAGCACGTTCCATGCTTCAGCGTCAAACTGTTTATATTCCCACTTGACTCTATAGATGGCTCCTTGGTCGTATTTGTAGTTAAGCATAAACCTAATAGTCTCACCGTGGTTAGCACTAAGTCTAATAGCGGTTTCTGTAGTGTTGTAAGGTATAATACCTTCCAAGTCTAGGGCTCCTGCTTCCTGGTTGTCAAAAGTATAAGGGTTATCTAAGAGTAAGTTGAATCCTTTGCTTGTTGATTCAGCTATAGATAAGGTCTGTGGAGTAATAGGTTCTGCTGTAATATCTGTTGTGGATACTCTTAACCTAGTTATGTCCCCATCCATTATCACAAATAACCTACCTCTTACAATAGAGTAAACAGGTTTTAAAATATCTGTCGGTGCAAAGTCATGCATCTCAACATTTGAAAACTTTTCTCCTCTAAAGGTTCCTAAGCCGCTGGCTGATAAAGCTTCGTAGTCTGCTCCTTGTCCTCTGTTCAAAGCGCCCCAAGCGTAAGTTCCGTTGTACGTGTCGGCACCTTTAGTACCTAAGGAAATAACTATATCCCCGAAGTACTCTATACCATCTACGTCATCATAAACTCCGTGGTACGCTATGTGTGGTTCTGTTTGTGAAGTGTGGTTGCTAACTGCTATAGGTGTTTGAGCTTGTTTAAAACCTTTTCTAGGACCGATGATAGCCCCGTTATCTTTTAGTCTATAGTTAAGTAGGAACCTGTTGGTACCTTTACCCAGAACGTTTTTAGTGTAGAAGATACCTCTTTCAAAGGTTTCATCTACCTGTAAGTTTCTGGAGCTTCTTGAACTCCTGTCATTAAATCTATTTGCCTTTGCCATTACAACCACCCTGCATCTTCATCAATCTCTATGTAACCACCTTCATTATTTTGGTATTCTTCAGGAACTTGTTCTAAATAGTCCCTGCTCATTCTAAAGATTCCTTCCTTAAACGAAACATAGAACTGGCCGGCAACTTGTTCGCCTTCTTCATCTTCTGTATAAAAATAGTACGCAGCTCCAGGTATAACAACTTGTCGGATATACTTATCTGGGAAAGCTGTGTACTCATCAGCACCAGTTTCTAAATCTGAGAAGACAGGGAAGGAAGAAAATAATTCGTCGTTAATATCATCTACCGCGTGATCTAGTAGATAAACTATGTCTTGGTATGTGAACATTTCGTCTGCTAATTTTTTATTCAATCTTGCTGTAATCTCATTTAATTTCATTATATTACCTCATTTAAAAAAGCAGAGGGGAAACCCTCTGCCTTATATTTATAATTTCAGCTCACCGGCATAGCGCTCGAATTTAATATCCGCCGCTTTCTTTTGCCTATTTAGGGACTGGTCTATTCTATAGACCCTGCCTTTAAGTTCTGCTGCAAAGGATTCCGGAACGTCGTAAGTTCTACCGTTGCACGGCACAAATACGCTGATACCATTTAAAGATATCCTTGCAACCTTACCTAAGTAGGCAGAATAAAATGGTGAGAGACTCACAGGTTTCTTCGGTTCTTGCGCATACTTTCTGGCTAAAACAGCTCTGCTTGTCCTTGAAGTCCTTTGTTTTACTGCTTGGTCTGATTTAACCTTCGCGTCTGAATATTCTTTTTTATCATTCTTAGTAGCCATAGCTACCTCCTTATACTAAATTATTAGTACAAGTTAGACTGTGTTGGTACGTTATAATAAACTCCTATAGCTTCTAGTCTTGGAGAGCCAAAACCTACTCCGTTTATTTTAAATCCAATAGACTGTCTCTGGTCGATTGGGTCAAGCACTCCTGCAGAACCTAATGGTTTTACATACATCTTAGCGCTGTCTCCACCAGATATGTTAGTCTTAACTAAAGCGTCCTTACCTAAGATAAGAGTTCTATGAACCTTAAGTTCTGAGAAATCTCCGTATCCATCTACTGCTGCTGTTCCGTTATAGGTAGCTAAGTCCCAAGATCTTTTCTCTGGGAAGTAAGATCCTTCTTGTCCAGTTCTTTCATCTATGTCGTAGCCTGCTGCTTCAGTCATGTAAGTAGCTTCGTCAAGTACATCGTACTCATAAGCTGCAGTGTTTGTATTGAATCTGTAAACTAAGAGATTAAGGTTACCTGATCCATCTACGTATTCACCAGACTCATCTCCTGCTTGAGTTTCATAGAATTCCATATCAAACATTGGAACCATTGTCCCATCTTCGTACATAGGTTTAGTTGTGTTGTTGTAAGTCATATACTTCTCTACAAGTGGGTCACCTATCATATCAAAGTAAAAGTCCGGAGAAGCTATAACATGGAATTTACCATTGCTTCTTGGCTTAACTAATTGCTTCTTCATACTTAAAACTATAACTCTTAAGTCGTTTAATGATGGTGCATCACCTATTTGAAGTTCACTCATGTTGGTCTTATCATTAGCAAAGTAAGATTGGCCTACTGCAAGCAGTGCATCTCTTGCTAAGATATCTAAAGTTTCCATCGCGACTAAGTTATACTCTTTTGTATAATGTGCAATTACAGGGTCGATAACTTCCATATCAACTCTGTCTGTGAATTCCATATATCTACCATATGGGAAAGTTGGGATTTCGTAAGCTTCCATTGATCCTTTATCAGATGTAGGTGGAACACCTTCTGATAACGGAGTTGTGTGAGCCTTTAATGGAGCCCATCTTCTAAGCTGAAGTTTCTCAGCCTTATCCTGAATTGGATTTGAATCTGCTAATCTGTAGTGAACATAATGGCTTTCTTCAAGTCTTATTGTATCTAAGAGTTGCTTATTATAAAATACTTCTGGTCTAACATCTGTACCATGGTTGTTTATATACTCAATAGCGGAGTTGATATCCGCAGTTGCATTAAGAAACATATATTACCCTCCTATAATTTGGTTTTATTTTTTTTATAAATCTTTCAATAAATTATTTAATTCGTTTACAGTATTTACCTTTTGGTTTGAACCGCTGCCCTTACCTTTATTCTTTAAAGTCCCTGAGCTGTTGTTTGCTTTATTGCTTTGTTCAATCCATTGTTCCTTCGCCGTTTCTATCTCTTTCTTAACTAAGTCTTCGTAGTTAAATGCTTTATACAAGGTATCTATCGGTACGCTTGTGTTTAAAACATCTACTCTGTTGTCCCTAAGCTTTTCTACAAAACCTTTTAACTGGTCTTGGTCTAAGTCGTAGGCTTTCTGTACTTGGTCAAACTTACTGATGATCTGCTGTCTTCTGCTGTTTTCTGTTATCTGTCTATTCTGGTCCTCCAGAGCTTTCATTCTTTTAATAGCTTCCGGGGACATCTTAAGTTCTTTTGCTTCTGCTTCTAAGTTTTCCTGGTCTAGTTTTGCTTTTAATTCGTCAACGCCTGCAGCTCCATACTTTTCTGCTACTCTGTCAATAAGCTCTTTGTACTGTTTGTTTTCTGCTCTAAATCTTGCAAAGGCTTCATTTCTTCTTTTCTCGTCTTCTGAAATCTGCGGCTGTTCCTGTTGCTGTTGTTGCTCTTCCTTGTTGTCTGTTTGTGCTTCTTCATTACTCGGCGTTTCTTCGTTTGTTGTTTCTTCGTCAGTGTTCGGTTGTGGTTCGGTGCCGGGGTCCGCTCCACCTAGTAGGTCGTTTAATTGGTTCATTTCGTTTCCTTCCATTCTGCCTCTTTACCTCCTGTATTTTTGGCGGGATGGCGAGTCCCGAGGTAGTAAATACTCACAAATTATAGGATGCGGGGCCTAATATTTTCCTCGTCTTAATTATACTATATATAGTGGTTTAGTGTCAAACATTATCTGGATTTTGTGGTTGTTCGTCCGGACCTTCTACTATCATGTTTATAGCTTGTTCCGGTGGAGTCCCTTGTTTTACTAGCTCAGAGAACTCAAATAAAGTTTTAGTTACATCTTCTGTCTTATTGTATTGTTCGTGTTTCTTGAATCTCTGCATAATCTTAGTCTTGTTAGGGAAGTCCTGCATCTCCAACCATTCCTGCGGTGTTAACAGCGGTGGGTTCATCTGATACTGCATTTGCTTCTCCATAATTATATTAGCTGCTTGGGCCAATCTAGCCTTCGACTTAGGTAGCTCACTTGAAATATTTATTTCATAGTCTATGTTCATCTGTTCGCTCAAGGTTGGGAAATCTATAAAGACTTCTTCCTGAACTTGGGTAGTCTTATCTACGTTAACAAAAGTTCTCGGTTCAGAGAAAGCTAACATATGTCTAAGGATTAGGTCGGTCAGCTCCTTAGTGTACTTCTCGTAGTTAATTATTTTAGTAGCATCTCTAAGGGTAACCCTGGTTAACATGTCCTCTACTCCTCCGGTAGTCAAAATAGAGCCTGTATCACGTCCTGTGTAACGTTCGTCTATCCCGGTGATGTTTGCTATGTCTTGAGGTAAAGTCTGCATTAAGGCACCAATTTCGGCCGGTAACGGTGGATACTGCATAGCATGCACTGCTCTTGAAGCATCACCCTTAACTTGGAAGACCTTGCCCGGATCGTCAGAATACTTAGAGAAAGTTCTAAGGTTAAGTCCTGAACCGTGGGTTACGAACTTCGGTGGCTTACTTGAACGGTAAGCGTGAGTAGCTATGATGGAGTGCATCAGGTTGTAGACAAAAGAGTTCATAAATATCTTAGCTGGTTCTGAAACTCCAACCGGGTCTTGTGTTGGCTTGTTACAATAAAGGATTGCAAAAGGATACATAGCCGGCATAACATTTTCTTCAACAGCTATAATATGTTTGTTGTCTATGGTGTGAATAACATGGAGCTGCATAGTTCCTGTGTCCTCACTATAAACCTTAACCCAATATATGATAAGGTTAACATACTTGGTATTGGTCTTATTAAGTCCTGAAGTCTTACCTAAGTACTGGTCAGGTGTTTCCGTACTGGTCATATCTTCAAAGTTTTCCAGCTGGTCAGCGTACATCGGGTTAGCTTTTAACGTGTCAATATGGTACTCATCGTTGTAGATACAGAACCTTCCTGCCTGCAGGTTGTCTGCAAAAGGATCCATTCTAAACCTCATAGGGTCAATGTTTTTAAGTTCAGGCATACCTTGTATAGTTCCATTAGGGTCCTTGTAAACTTTAGACTTATCCCAACCTACCTGGGTTACGCCTATGTTTAAAAGAGCTGCCCTTTCTCCAGCGGATAGCTGAACATCTTGAACATCTAATTGCTTCCATAAAGCATCGAACATTATGTTGAAGTTGTTTGAAAGTACGGACCCCTGTTCAGTCAATGGGTACGCTTCAGCCCACTTGCTTACGGTGTAAACTGAGTTAAGTACATTGTCCTTAATAAAGTTAACGTGGTTGGTCTCTGGTTTTAATTGGTACTTAGGTAGGTTGACATTTAAAGTCTCCCACATCTTTGACCTGTCCGCCCCGTCAAGGTACTGCATTCTTTGTACTGCAGACGCGTATTCTATCTTGGTCAAGTCCCAGTAGTCTTTTAATTTTGAAAGTTTTAAATCTGCTGGTAATTTAAGCTTTTTCATTCGAACCTCCCATCACACTTGAAATATCTTCAAGAGTCTTATTTAAGTCTTCATAAAAGTTTTCTTCCTTTTTATCTGGCTCGTCGTAAGGGTTCCCTTCTTCTTCCGGATAAATATTCTCATGTTGAATTTTAATTGTTAAAGTTCTCTTGGTCGCTAGTAGAGCTAAGGTAGCCCCTGCTAAAACCGCTACTAATAATTCCATATTACCTCCTGTTTGGTTTTTTTTATTTATCTCTGTTAGACCCATAGGAAATATTTTTACACCTTGTGCATTGATATAATCCTTTGCCTATGTGTACCCATCTACATAAGAAAAATAAGCATAATAGTCTCATAATTACTCCTTTAAAATGTTGGGGCCCCAAAGCCCTCATCAACGTATTGGTTGTCGTACTCCCACGGAGCTAAGTGTTTGGACATAACTTCGTCTTCCACAGATTTCCCCTGGGAATCGTAAATCCTTCCGGTGGCTATCTTGCCTGGTCTGGAAGGTAGCTCCATAACAATCCACTCTAACGGATTTATACAGTGGTTGTCCTTGTCTATCGGTTTGTCCTGGTTGTGTCTGGAAGCTGTAAGAGATTTCTCAGGAAACTTGTAGTTCTTAAGTTCCTCAATTAAGTTTGTGCAGGTGTTAAAAATCTCCAGTGCGTTAGTTTCAATGTAAGTGTTGAGCCTGTATATCCTGGCATCTAAGTTAATATGGCCCGGCTCGAAGTTAATGTTGTAATCCAGGTAGTGATCTAAGAGAGTCTTCTTGTTGTAGTCTCTTTTTCTTCCGGACTTAGGGTCAATAATCGGCGAACAGTAAAGTCCTCCTTCAGGTATGTCCCTGGTGTTTGTGTGGTAGAGCTTGGCTAACTTCTCAATGTTTCTGTTGTTGGTAACCGCTTCCTTGTAGATAACTAATTTAGATCTCTCCTGGTCAATAGCCCCAAAAAGAAAAGTCGCGTTATCTGAAAGTCCGTAGTCGTGCGCCACAATTCGTTTCCAGTTCTTCGGAATCTCATAGGGCTCAACAACCCGGTCTATAGCTAAGGGATAAACTAAACCTTCCGCGTAGGAAAAGGAACCTTTGATGTACCGGTCCACCCACCAGCTCGGTTTGTTTTTACAAAGCTCCTGGATGTAACCCTCCGGTAGGAAGTCGTTAACTCCAGTGCTTGAAACATGTGTCGCTGTAGATGGGTCAATGTGGTCTGGGTCCTGGGGGTACTGGTCAAAGACCTCCCCGTATTTTGAAATGGTGTCTGAAGCTAACAGAACATCTGTTCTAATCCAACCTGAGTCAGGGTTGCTTTCTATAATCCCCTTCCTCCAGTCTGCGCTCCGAATAGGTATCTCAACCCCCTGGGCGTTTTGTTTGGTTAGGGGTTCGTCTGTCTCTGGGTCAGTCGCCTGCTTGGAAGCTGAGGTATTTCTCAGTCTGGTCTTAAGCTGGTGAAAGGTGTCCCCGTCTGCTTCAGATGCCTCAATGATTGCGAACATCGTTAGGTTTAAGGAACGCAACTTTCCTTCCTTGTCCAGCGGGCGGTACATTATCCTCGCTGAATTCTGCAGGTCTATGTAGGAGTACCTTGCGGAAGTGTTGGTAACGAAGGCTTGGGGAATGTCGTTTTCAATTTCCCTTTTAATAGTCTGCTCGTACTGGCTGGTTACGTTAGCCCCAATTAAAATGTTTGCGTCCGGCGTTATAAAAGCGTGCTTGTAAACCTCAGCCCTTGTTGTTAAAGTCTTGCCCGTCCCGTATGCCCCGAAGTTACCTAAGTAACGGTGTGGGTCCTCGTGGAACTTCTGCTGGTGGTGCTGAGGTATGTAAGAGTTAACGTAGGTGTTGCACTTAGTGCACTCGTACCAGAACTGTGACTTGGCACCTGAGTAAGCTGTCGCCTTTTTAAGTTTGGCTGAGCACCTCGGGCACTTGTCAAATTTTCTTAAGGATTTCGTCTTCATAATTTTTTATAGCCTCCGCTGTTAGGTCCGGTCGCAGCTCCTTGTCTGGAATGAATTCCTCTAAGATATGGGACGCCGCGTGGTTGAACTCGTCGTATAAAGCTTCCCTGGTCTCTTTGGTCGGGTGTGCATCTGCAGTCTTGTTTAATACATGCAGCATAGCCGAACTTAAAAGAGACATAGCGTCTGAATACTTCGTGTCTTCTCCTATGATTATCTTGTCGTCTATAAGTAGTATTGCATTGCGTGAGTTGTGTTTTGTATTGTTTACTCGTATCTTCATATCGCACCTCCTATATAATTATACCAGATTATAATGTTCGTGTAAATGTGTACAGATACTAATACATATTATT